GGCAAAGGATTGTTTGCAGGTCGGGATAGACATTTAATGAAGTGGAAAGCAGGATGATTAAATTTATTGTAGGTGCATACTCTAATATGGATAACCATAAGCACCTTCTCTAATATGCATACCCATAAGGAATAGTGACACGGTATAGCAGATAAGGCTTGACAATTAAATAGAAATATGTTCTATTGCTTTTGATTTAGATCGCCTTGAAAAGGAAGATATAAATATGGAACTATTGAACTGCCCGGTTTGTGATAGCCTAGAACACACAGCTATCTACAAATTTAGTGTGCCTGTATCAACCTATTCAAATGAGCATGGGGCTACGGCTAGGCCGTTAAATATATGTTGCTGTGATAACTGTGGCCATGTGTGGAATAGAGCATTTGACCCTGGAGATGTTGGTTTTATTTATCAAGATCAGCCAGCAAGCAATGCCCCCATGAGTGAAGCAGCGCACCGACGCTTTAATGAAGCCATAGAATTTATTGGTGAGGATAATTTAAAAGACAAACGGGTTATAGAAATAGGTGGTGGTTCTGGTGATATGTCTATGTTGATGGCTGGACTAGCCAAAGAGATTGTAGTGTTTGAACCTAATCAAACCCAAATCACCCATGAACGCATCACCCATGAGCGCCGGATGTTTAAGGGTTACGACAAAAAAGCTGATTTGTTTTTTATGCGTGAAACCTTAGAACATATTGCTGATCCGGTAGACATCTTGAAAGCTATCAGCAGGTCCATGACACCAGGTGCCAAAGTTTATCTTGAGGTGCCGAATGTAAAAGCAATTTTTGAGGATAGTTTGTGGTGTGATTTTCACTACCCCCACGTACACTATTTCTCTGTTGATACCTTAACTCTCGCCGCAAAAAGAGCTGGGCTGCATATCATTAAACAGATGCCGACAGCCAGTAACCATGACTTTGCAGTACTGTTAGGAAAGACATCAAGCAAAACAATCGTGCCGGATAGTTGGTGGCAATCATACTTAGATCAGCAGATGCTATTCCAAAAGAAAACTTTAGGCAAATCGTTTGCAGTCTATGGGGCAACAGCAGTGGCAGTTAATCTAGTAGAGTGCCTTGGCCCTAAGTCCCGTGCTAAATATGTGTTTGATGACAATGACTTATTGACAAATGGTTACTGGTATATCCCAACAGTTTCAGGAGGTGCGATACCAATTGTCAAACCCAGTGAAGCTAACGTATCAGAGCTGGACTTAATCATCATTGGATGCTATCTTCATGCCGACGTTATCAAGAAAAAACTCATTGAAGATCTGAACTTTAAGGGTGAGATATACATCCCTTCCAGTCTCAGAGCATAGGAGATAAATCATGAAAGAATATCTCTCTAAATTAGAGCGTATGGTTTGGCGTGATATTCAAACCAAATACTCTGATACTGACAGACATTTTTGGGAAGAGTATCACCTATGGAAGTATGGAATCAATACCAAGGTAGATAAGTTTTGGAAGGATAAGCTATGATATCAGCATTGTTTATATCCGTTGTTGTTATCACTTCCTTTGGTACTGGTTTAGCAGTGGGCTTATTCTATAAGGCCGAGAACAAAAAGAAAACGGAGGACGACAACGAGAATGTATAGAAATACTAACAACACCATGTACTGTGTGTATGACTTAGCAATTGCACCTATCACTTTTGACTTCATGCATTTTGCTGTGATATCAGAGATGGCTAGGGCAGCAAACAACTTTGATTACGTTCACTTTGTGTTCACATTAAATGCTGAACGACAATGGCGGATGCATACACCAAAAGACAAAGCGTTATCTGTTGAAGATAAAATGTATCGCCTTAGAAACATTATTCAACCTATCGCTGAAATGATACCATCATATGCAGGTCATTCTATCTACCTTGATAGGATCGAGGCTGCTAAAGAGCTAGCTGCATTGATACCACAGATGATCTTCCCCCCTCAATATCATGTAAACAATCCATCATCTATGTTCATGCTAGAGCAGGTAATGGATGTCTATCGTCAGTGCAAGGATCAAGAATTAGATGTTACACCTGATTGCTTAGTGCCTAGTGTAGTTGGAAAAAATAAAGCATTACAATGGTGTAAGACTAATGACGTTGATGTTAATAAACTTGTGACAATCACTGTTCGGCAATGGGATGTAGAACCTGATCGTAATACTAATATTGAAAGCTGGAAACGGTTTGCTAAGAATATTCAAAAGGATGGATGGCATCCTGTTTTTCTTGTGGACACTGAGCAAGCCATGCTTCATGATGATACTGGTTTGAAGGACATGAAGATCTATTGGCCAGGGCCGATCAACCTTGAGTTGAGACTAGCTTTGTATGATCTAGCAGCTTACAATTTGAGCCACAACGGCGGTCCTGCTGCTCTTAATTTCTTCCTACCAGGATCTAAATATTTGCAATTTCTGCCTGTCGATGCTATACCTAAAGTCGTTGAGAGCGAGGGCGAGTCTGGTATGGAGAGATTGTTAGGTGTAAAGAAAGGTGAGACATATGACTTTGCAGGAGAAAGTAAACAATACATCTGGGAAAAAGCGACAGCCACCAACATCTACCGAGAGTTCAACGAGTTCATCACAAAGTTCCCAGCCTGAGTATGATTGGGACTGGGAAGATGAATGGATGCGGCTACACATGCTTAACAAATTAAACGGGGGTAAGAAGTAATGGATACAAAAAGATATCTACTTGATGCATTGGCAGAGCATTACCGAGGACAGATTGCCAAGCATAGAGCTAACTTAACTGTGCTCTTAGAAAAGCACGTTGGCTTGGCTGAGCACCCTGACATCATCGAGACGTTAGATGATCAAGTGGGCAAGCTGGCGGAATATGATGAAAAGTTAGAGATGCTTACTAAACATTTCTACCTTCAGAGGTTTGAAGTATTACCCTCTGATTACCGCTCATAAGCGGTGCGAAGACCGCGCTCCCTTAGCTCAATGGATAGAGCATCAGACTTCTAATCTGAGGGTTGCAAGTTCGAGTCTTGCAGGGAGCGCCACTAAAGGATATTAATATGTCAGACGACTATGAAGGTGCAGGCGAAGCACCAGATATTATTTTTTCAACAGCAACCACATTTCCAGAACTGTGGGAATGGGAGCAGATTGATGTACTTAATGGCGAACTATCAGAGTTAGATCTATCTGTTGAATTAAACCTATCAGATATATCAATTGTCGAGGATCATATTGATCTAAGAGCGTGGGAAGATTTCAATGAAGCGGACCAAGAAACAGAAAAAGAAATCGAATCCTATCGCCAAGGATCTGATGACGACAAAGTATAAACCCCGTATTGTGCAGGACAAGCGCAGAAAGGAACGTGATGATCAAAGATTTGATCGACGATTTGATCCTGAAGAACGGTGAAACTAAGCGCATGAACTGCCCTGCTTGTGGTGGGATTAATACATTTACTGTAACTAAAAACTCTGGCTCCTTCTTGTGGAACTGCTATAAGGCTTCATGTAATATCAAAGGTGTTACTGGTGCTCCATTTTCTCGTGAAGAGTTTGCTCGTAGGATGGAGCCAGAGAAAAAAGTAGACAGGTTTGATATACCTGATTCGTTTACATTAAACTTTCCTGACCGCATGATCAAATACATGGAAACTAATAATGTGCTTGACGCCTGGAAAGATAACCGAGTTGAGTTGTATCATGACGTAGTGCAGAACCGTGCTGTATTCATGATCAAATCCTCTGGTAAAACTATTGATGCTGTAGGTAGGGCGCTTGCTAGAGGTATCAAGTGGCATCGCTATGGTAAATCTAAACAACCTTTCGTGGTTAAATCAGACATTAATCATGCTATTATAGTTGAAGATGCTGCATCTGCTGCTGCTGTTTCTAAGTATGGGACAGGTATAGCGCTGCTTGGTACTCACTTAACAGACGAAGCACTAGAAGTTATAGCAACTTATCGCTCTGTCACTGTGGCTTTAGATCGTGATGCTACTAACAAAGCACTGCACTTGACAAAACGCATTAAGCAGTTTACAACTGCAACCATGAAGATATTAAAAGATGATCCGAAAGTTTATCCGCGAGGTGTAATAGAGTGAGTGACAATACAAGTAACCTCCTCCTCGGCCTGTTCTTACGCTATGATTTTTGGGAGAGTAACAATCTCCTGATTGGTGAAGATTATTTTGAGGCTGAGAGTAAAAAGATCTACAAGGTTATATCAGACGCGCATAATAAATATAAGCGTGACCTGACATTGCCAGAGGTAGAAGCCCTGCTATGGGCCAATAATCCTCTTCTAACCGCATCTCAGAAGTCTATGTATATGAAGCTGCTTGAAACTATCAAGCCAGTGATAGGCGAAGAGATTGCAGAGGAGGTGTTAAGAGCATCCTTCAGAGAGCATATGGGACAGACTGTAGCTCAGATTGGAATGAGTCTAATCGACGGTCAAGAGGTAGAGCTATCTACACTGCGTGATCTGGTGGATAAGTATGAAGGTGGCTTTATTCCTGATCGTGAGCTAGAGGTGTTGTCCTCTGAGTTTGAAGACATCATGGACTATAACAACGACAAGCTGCCGTGGACATTTAACATAGCCAGCCTTGGCAACATGGTTCCTGGCGTTGGTCCTGGTAACTTTGGTATTGTGTTTGCGCTGGTCGAGTCTGGTAAGTCTGCCTTTGGTATCTCCCTATGCTTTGGTCCTGATGGTTTCGCAGAACAAGGTGCTAAGGTTTTATATATTGCCAATGAAGAACCAGCAGAAGCCACTAGGTTTAGGGCTGTCATGAGCCACACTGGTTTTGATGAACAGCGTCTACTGACCAACAAACATGCTGCTTCTGATATGTGGCGTAGGATTAAAGACAAGGTAATGTTTCATGAGACAACAGAGATTAGGCAGCTAGAGGCTTTGGTTAAGAAGTATCGGCCTGACATTGTTGTGATTGATCAGATGGACAAGCTTAACATCAACGGACAGTTTGCGCGTGATGATCTAAAGTTGTCAGAGATCTATCGTCGTGGTCGTGAGATAGCTAAGAAGAATGAATGCTCTGTTATTGCTGTTACACAAGCTGATGCTAGTGCTGATGGTAGAACCAGTCTAAGGTTCACACAGATGTCTGGCAGTAAGATCGGCAAGCCAGCAGAGGCTGACTACATCATTGGTTTAGGTAAAGAAGCAACTGACAATGGCCAGGATAACTTCTTACGTTACTTAACCGTGTCTAAGAATAAGGTAGGAGGCAGACATGGAAGATGCATCGTCAAGATTGCACCTGAAATTTCTAGGTATCACGATTAAAAAAAGCTTGACAAATCCAGAAAGCTATGATATTAGGTTTGATACCGTTTGGGAGATAATCTATTTATATATTATATTATATATTAATATATATATGTATAAGGAAATAGTATATTAATGATAGCACCTGATTACACTTTGGTTGTTGATTTAGAGATTGATTTGTACGGAGATCGTAAAGACCCTACACCTTATAACAGTTCTAATCAACTGGCTGCAATTGGTTATATGCGTATTGACATTGACGAGCAGCCTGTTATTGTTTGGCCAGACGACCTTGATGGCTTAGAAAGTTTTCGTAGTCATCTACAGAATGCTCAATACCTTGTTGCCCACAATGCTAAGTTTGACCTGTCTTGGTTGCGTGAAATGGGGTTTGAGTGTAAGGGCAAAGTGATTGATACCATGATTAATCAGTATGTCCTTAATCGTGCTGTGAGGAACCCCCTGTCCTTATCAGCACTAGCCGAGCACTATGGCGTCACTGAGAAATTAAGCACACTTGGTGATGCCATAGACGCTGGCAAAAACTTCTCGGATTTAGATCGGGAGGTTGGTAGTCAGTATCTGGTACACGATATCAAAGCTACGGCTGAGATATATCAAAAGCAGAAGGAACAATTCGAGGACGCTGAAGGGGTTTCCCTTGTCCCTGTGCGCGACCTCATGTGTGAGTTCTGTTCCGTGTTAACAGATATTGAACGATCAGGTATGGCAATTGATATTGATGTACTTAATAAAGTAGATCAGGATTATCAGAAGGAGCAGGAGGAACTCCAGTCGTATCTGAAACGTAAGACCCATGAGCTTATGGGCGACACCGAGGTTAACCTATCCTCCCCTGAACAGATGTCCGAGGTTGTGTACTCTTGCAAGCTTGTCAATAAAAACAAGTGGAAAGAGATCATGAACATCGGTACAGATGAAAGGGGTAAACCCAAACGTCGCCCAAAGCTATCCCTTGCAGAGTTTAAGCAATCACTGAACCTATGCTTTAAGAGGTCATACAAGACCAAGGCTTTGCAATGCCCTTCCTGTCAAGGCAGAGGACACTTCTTTAAAATGAAGAAGAGTGGTGAGCAGTTTAAGAAGCCTACCAAATGTCCTGCTTGTGATGGGAAGGGCTTTATCTATCAAGATTTAAATGAAAGAGCGGGTCTAAATATTAAGCCTTCTGTTGCACTAGCCGCAGCAGGTGGATTTAAGACAGACAAGCTTACCCTATCTGCTCTACTTAATCGTGCTGGTGATCCAGATTCTCGTAAGTTCTTAGAATCCATCGTCAGATTGTCAGCAATTGAAACCTATCGTTCTTCATTTATTGAAGGTATCAAGAAAGGTATTAAAGACGATGCTTTACTTCACGCTAATTTTAATCAGTGTATTACTGCTACAGGTCGTTTGAGCAGCAGCAACCCTAATCTACAGAACATGCCAAAGGGTAAGCTGTTTCCTGTACGACAAGCCTTTGTCAGTAGATTCGATGAGGGTGAGTTAATTGAGATTGACTATTCACAGTTAGAGTTTCGTGTAGCTGGTACGCTGGCTAGAGACTCTAAGATTAAGCAAGAGGTTGAAAATGGATTTGATGTTCACGCCTACACCGCTCAAGTTCTCACAGCGCATGGTGAGCCAACTGAACGAGGCCCAGCTAAGTCAAGCACATTCCGTCCACTGTACGGCGGAACGTCTGGCACTCCAGCACAGATGGCTTACTTCCAAGAGTTCTTCGGAAAGTACCGAGGGATCTTCGACTGGCATACGCAACTCCAGGAGCAAGCAATCAGAACAGGAAGAGTTGTCACCGCTACAGGAAGGCAGTTCGATTTTCCAGGTTGCTACAGAAATAGCCAAGGAAATGCCAGTGCTAAAACCCAAATAGTTAACTACCCAGTTCAGTCTGTAGCAACAGCAGAGATTGTACCCCTTGGTGTAATCCTTCTCTGCCGTAAGATTACTGAGCTAGAACTACAAAGCCGTGTCATAAACACAGTGCATGATAGTGTTCTAATTGACACGCACCCAGACGAGATCGACATCATTAAAGATATTGGTCCCGCATGTTTACTCGAAGCACAGACAGAAGCACACAAGCGTTTTGGACTTGATAAGTTTATCCCGTTAGACGTTGAAATGTCTAAAGGAAAAAACTGGATGGAACAAGAAGATTTTGCTTGACATTTGTGTAATGATGTGCTACAAGAACTATCTTTAAACTTTGGAGTTCGATATGAACGAGATTGCTCTCTTTGAAAACAGTGATGATTTTGCTTTACTATATTCTGCATCTACCTCCGGCGCACCCAGTATTGCACGGGCGCGTATCAACCGGGATGCTAACGTAGAGGATGCTGATGAAAATCTGGTGAGTGTACCAGCCCCATCTATTGCTTTGCGTGATCCCTCGGAACAGGAATACTTCTCAAAAGAAGCTTATATGCGTATCTACTTTGATACGATGCAGACTGCCGTGTTTGATTCAGATGCTGAGAAGTATACTAATATGTCTTCTCACTTCAAAGACTTTAGTAAACCAGCCTTGGACTGGCAGGGTGGTGATAAGTGTGGATGGATTCCATCTAAGATGAAGGAAAAACTTCGCACCTCTGATCCGGTTGCATTCGCCAGTGCGAATAAAGTTAAGTTGTATCGTCACCTCTTTGGAACACTTCGTATGGAAGATCCTGTTTCACCAGGGAACGATGGTCCTAATGAGGTAAAAGATGTTCCTTTCCGTATGCGCCTTGGACCCTCTAACTTTATGGAGGTTAGTTCGGTCTTGGGTGGCTTACTCAAGCAAAAGGTTAATCCGGCTGCTGTTGAACTCAAGATTGACTTTGAGCTAAACAAGCGTGGATCTAACAAATGGTTTACGTTGAAGTACAAGCCTATCATGACCAACATCATTGAGTTGGACAGCGACTACAAAATTCTGCTGGATGACTTCTTCGATCTTGTTAAGTATGAAAATGAACAAGTATCAGAGAAGATGCGAGAAAACAGTAACGATGTCGTAGACTCTTTTGATGATGTTCTTGAGGCTTAATAATGTTTGAAGATGTACACTGGTTACAAGTTAAGATAGACGACTTCTTATCTGGAACACCTGAGTTACCACAACATCTTATCTTCAAGGCATCTCAGAACTTCAACGATAAGCTTGGTCGTTTTAATTCTAAACCAAGGGGGAAGTCAAACCTTCCCTCACTTTCTCAAATCGGCAAACCCTTTTGCCAGTTACACGCTAACAAACTAGACTGGTCACAAACACCAAAAGACCGCAGCTTTAAAATTAAGATGACCTACGGGGATATGACTGAGGTAATCGCAGTCGCTATCCTTGAAGCTGCTGGTGTTAAGATCTTTGCTTTGAATCAGAGAACACGCTTAGAAACTACAGAGGGTGATCTGTATGGCGAGTTTGATTTAATCATTGAGGATGATGACGGTAACCTTACGATGTGGGATATTAAGTCTGCATCTAGGTTTGCTTTCGAGCACAAGTTTAAATCGTATGAAGCTATGAAAGAAGGCGATAGCTTTGGTTACGTTAGTCAGTTATTCGGGTATACTATTGCAGAGCGGTCAAAGTACCCTGATATAAAAGCAGGTGGCTGGATAGCAATCAACAAAGAAACGGGAGAGATGAAGGTCTGTTCTGTTGATCCTACTGATGAAGAGATATACCACGCTAACATTGTCAGGACTATCAAGCGTTATAAAGAGGCTGGAGAAAATAACTTCAGTCGAGAGTTCTCTGACGTAGAAGAGACTTGGTATAAGAAGCCTACTGGTAACCGTAAGTTAGCCAGCTCTTGCTCATTCTGTGATTATCGCTACTCTTGCTGGCCTAATTTAGAGTATCGTAAAAAAGCAAAGTCTAAAGCAGCAAATGCGTATGAATACTACACGCACTATAAAGAAGAAGAAGCCACTTAAATCTTCTAGGTATAGGGCTAGGGCTAAAGGATATAGATCTGGTCTTGAAGATAATGTAGCTTTACAGTTGTCTAACTTAGGCATAACAAACTGTTACGAAGTTACAAAGGTAGCATACCTTCAACCAGAAAAACGTCGCACATATACCCCTGACTTTCTATTGCCTAACGGCATCATCATAGAAACGAAGGGGATCTTTTCTTTAGAGGATAGGCAGAAGCATCTTTGGATTAAAGAGCAATGCCCAGACCTTGACATCAGATTTGTATTTAGTAATTCAAATGCAAAGATTCGCAAGGGAAGTAAGACAACCTACGCAATGTGGTGTGAGAAGAACGACTTCATTTATGCGGATAAACTAATCCCAGAACAGTGGATTAAACTTAGGAGAAGAAAAAGGTGGACGAAAAAGAAAGCTTTGAAGTAGCTCACAAAGTCTTTATCCCTGATAATACCTTTGCAATCTTTGTGCATTGTGATGCTGAGAACGAGACTCTACAGGTTGATGTTGGAGATTTTGTTTCAGAGAACCTAGTTGGCACTCGTGAGTATGATGCGATGGGTTTGATAATTAGTGAACTGAGCACATCTATTGAGGAAGCAATGCAACGGTTTGCTGCTATTGATCCTGACTTTGATATTGAACAGCAGATTAATGTAACATTGGAAGGAAATGATAATGTCATTCCTTTCCCTAATTTAAATAGGAAGAACTAATGACGAATAGAAACTCTGTAATAGAAACAGCACAAGATATAATTAATGGTGATCGACAGAATGAGTACGGACCTCCTAACAAAAACTTCCAAGATATTGCTGAAGGTTGGTCCGTTATCTTTAACAGAAAGGTCCGTGCCTATGAAGTGGCCCTGGCAATGGACTGGGTTAAAACTTGTAGAGCTTTAAAGAGTCCGGGTCTAGCAGATAGCTGGATTGATAAAGTTGGATATAGCGCCATTGGCGGTGAACTAGCAGGAGAAAATGAAGATGACTGAAAAAGATATGGAGACTGAAATTAAAGAACTCGAAAAAGAAATTCGAGAGAAAGAAGATAAATTAAGTAGCTTAAAATATTCTGATTACGAATCAGCCAAAAAACAATACGCGGCTGCTCAAGAGAATTATCAAGATGCTTACAAGAAACTCATGAGTGCTAAACAGAATTATCTGATTGAGATGAATAGCGTGATTAGAAGCAAGAGCACTTCACAGTTTTTCTTTGGTCGCGGTTTTTAATGCGTCTTAAAGTTCGTCTTGATATTACTGTTGATGAGGATGCGTCGTGGATTCCTGCTGATGGGGTTCACGGCGCTGCTTCTGAGGCAGAAGAATTAATTATAGAAGCCATTGAGAATTGTATTGATGGTGCGCTTATTACTGTGATTGGTGTAAAAATAGATGAGTAGTTTCAAATCAAATAAGAATCCAATGTTCCGCTCAAAGTTTAGTGAGGACATTTTTAATTTAAAGTACGCTCATCCAGGCTGCGATGACTGGGAGCAACTAGCTCATGTGCTAGTAGATGACGTGTGTGGTAATCTTCGAGATGGTGAAGAAAAGCTCCTGACTGATGATGAACTGTTTCAGTTAAAGGTGTATATCACGGATCTGAAGTTTGTTCCTGGTGGACGTTACCTTTATTACGCCGGTCGTAAGAACCGTTTTTACAATAACTGCTTCCTTCTTAAAGCTGAAGAAGATACCCGACAAGACTGGGCTAACCTTAGCTGGAAGTCCGAGTCCTGCCTGATGACAGGTGGTGGTATCGGTATTGACTACAGCGTATACCGACAATCAGGA